ACAAGTTTTTTAACAGCAATGCCTGTAAGTTCATAAAGCATTGCACCATACGCCATACACTGAACAAAATAATGTTCTATCCACTCTCTGGGTTTGGGTTTTTTAGAAGTCTTAAAGTCAATTATTGCTAATTCACCATCAAACTCTGCTATCGCATCAACAGTTCCTGCGATTCCTAAATGTTTACTATATAAAGACCCTTCAAGGGCATAAATGTTATTTATACGATTAAGTTCCGTCTTCGCAATCTTGAAAAGAAAATCCGGAAGCGGCGGCACAGACGGGAGATCCTTATTATAAAGATAATTCTCAACGAGAGTGTGTAGATCCGTACCGCGATTTGTAGCCGCTTTAGTAATTTTCTGCGCCTCTTCCTCACCGACCTTTTTACGCCAATTGACGAATATTTCACGATTAAAATGACTCGTAACAGAAGTAATAGAAACTAGTTTTAAAAATTCATCTTTATCAGGCACTTTATAGTACCTGACTCCATCAATTGTCTCACGCTCCAACTTTGGGAGTTCAATATCAATATGATTAAACATTAAAAACCAGCATCCATTTTCGCAATAATGTATTCCTTGACAAGTCCAGAACGGACAATATCTTCTACACCAAACTCAATTATATCAAAAGAATTCATTTTACGCAAGACTGACATAAAATCTACAATACCATTACGCTCATTTGTTTTTACAAGGTCTGATTGAGTTGCATCACCACAAAAACAAATTTTGGTGTTTTCACCAACGCGAGTAATGATAGAATCAAGTTCGTGGAAATTTAAATTCTGAAACTCGTCTACGATAATGATAGCATTATCAAGAGTTGTACCACGAAGAAATGAGGTAGACCAAAACTTAATGGTCTCTTGTGCCTTTAAATTTCCATAAAGCATTTCAAAATCTGCATCGCTTGAAAGTTGGAACATATACTTCACCATATTCTTATAAGGAATCTGGTAAATATCTGCCTTATCATCGTGACTTCCTGGAAGAAATCCAATTTCACGAGTTGCAACTAGTGAACGAACAAGATAAATTTTCTCATAAGGAGTTCTTTCATCTAGCACGTCTTGAAGTGCATTGTAGAGTGTAATGAAAGTCTTACCAGTTCCAGCACAACCATAAGCAACCAAATGCTTTCCTTCAGAATAAGAATCAAAAAGTCTCTTCTGATTATCAGTAAGAGGTTCTATGTCAATAAGGTATTCGGAGCTTAATGGTTTTTTACGCTTCATTTGTTTAGCGGTCAGACCAACACCGATTGGTTGGTCCGTTGTTCCTCTTTTTCTTCTTGCCATATTAGAGTTTTTTTACAGTTGAACCAGGTGCTTTGCTTGCTTTCTCCAAGACATCATTCCACCCAGGATTTTTACTTACAAGTTTATTTCTCCACTCACCAACTTCTCCTGGTTGAGGACAGGTTGATGGGTCGGACCAATCACGAATCCAATCAGGATTATCAGTTTTCCACTGGTCCCAGTCGTGGATACTCATTTCCACTTCTTTCTGTTCACCAGTGGTCTTATTGATTACAGGATATACAGGCATAAAGTTACGAATTCAAGATAATTTATTTAGACCCATTCCAGTGCCTCCGCAACTGCAGGGAACTGTTCTTTGAATACATTTTTGCAGGCAAGTGCAATATCCATATGTTCTTTTTGAGTTCCATTGGCAGACCGGAGATTGATGTAATGAATCCAACTACGGCAAGAACCACTCATATAGATGCGTGTGGGCGTCGCCAGAGGCAGTACAAACCTTGCACACTCTTTTGCTACACCTGCCTCCAACAATCGCTTGTAGAGGTTGTTAGACTGGGTAAAGAGTTCTGCAATTTCTGCTTGAAACTTAAGTTTTACATAATCTCCAAGATCGTCTGTAGAGTTTTGACGATTCTTTGTATCCTGGCGACGAAGATCGGGAACAGGAATATTTTCTGTTAAAAGATTTGTATCAGCATATCGTTGCGAAAATTCCTGATATGTAAAGCTCCTATGCCGAAGTATTTGCGCTGCGATACCACGATTTGTTTCAATCTCAAGAGTCATAAATGCTTGTTCAAAAACAGACCAATGATTGTGCTTGATACAATACGCAAGAAGTTTTGCGTAGTTAGGATTTTCCTGATTGTTGGGGTTTGAAACACGAGCAACATATGCCATTGTTTGCTCGGCATCAGGAGTTACGCTAATTAGTTTTACACTCATTTTTTTCCAAATCCTTTTGATGTTTTTGATTCTAGTTCTGCGATTTCTTTTTTTGCGATTCGCAGTTGTTGTTTCATTTCTATAATTTGCTCTGTGGAAAATAAATGCTCTTGCTTTAACATTCTTTCCAACAGTTTAACTAGTTGTTTTGCACGATTCATTCGGAGTCCTCAAAAATTTCATCATAATCTAGTTCTCTTGGTTGAATATCATCATACTTATAGGAAGACACATCAGAATAAACTTCTGCTTTGAGAGAATCTACCAAAAGTTCTAGATTACGGATAATCAATTTTAATTTGTCTCTATCCATAAAAAAATTCTTTTCAAATATTTTAGCATAAAAAAAGGAAGGGATCAACCCTTCCTATTAAAAATTGGTTCAACTTCAAAAACTTGCTCAAACCATTCTCTTAAATGAATACGGTAACAGGACCAATATCTACAACCACGATACGTTAAGAGATAACAAGCAGGTTCTCTGCTGTCTCTATCCATATCATCCCAGTGGTAATGGTAGTGTTCCATTACTTATATAGGAACTGAATAAATGCAGATAATCCTAAAATAGTTACTACTGATGCTATTGAAATTTGAGCAATAATCATCATTTTGCTCCAACTAGTTGTGCTAGTTGTGCTTGATGACGACGATCTTCTTTTTGTTTTTGATCTTTGATGAGTTGTAAGAAGTTAAGTTTTTTCATCACTTATGACCCTCCTTTACAAACTTAACACCACGATAGGTTTCGTTGTATTGTTGGGCTTGCTGTTGTGCCTGTTCTTGGCGACGAACTTCGGTGTCGTATGCTACACCTCTATAAACAGTTTTAGACATTAGGTTTTCTCCTTAAGGGTTTAGGTTAAAGAGCGTTCCTTCAGTCGGCGTTTGCGTTCGCTGTTTGCAAATAGCGAATGAACGATCCGTTCCGCGTCGGCTTACTTCCGTCAGAGTTTCTCTGATGAACGAAAGATCATTATAGATCTCTTGGTGTATATAGTCAAGTAGTGTTGTATAATATGTTACAATTTTAAAAATCTTCGCGTGAGAAAATTTTGGCGGAAATTTTTTACCCTATTTGGAAAATCACTTTCGCTTTTTCTTTTCGGGTGTCTTTACTCCCCAAAGCTTTGGGTTAGCTCTACCATATCCCCAGTCAATGGATTTTAGATTTTCACGAAACTTGTCCCAATACATATCGAATAGTTTAACTCTAGAACCTCTTGTAAGGTCAAAACAAATCTTATCATCAATCAGATACTTGATAATGTAAGCATCATTTGGAGCATCTTTTGTGCATACTTCGGCATAGGATCCATCTTGAATCAAGATATCACAACCGTATCGTGATTTACAAGTTTCTTTTTCTGCTGGTGTCCAGTGATCCATATGCTCCCCTGTATTTTGTGCTCTTTCTACAACATCACGAAGTTTGCTCATACTCAAGAACGACCTCCCCACTGAATATCAGGATATGCTTCAGCAACAATTTCCTTTGTAACTTTATATTTTGTATCCAGTTTTTTATCTTTTACAAGACAAAGAATTTCTGCTTCAAGGGGATGAAGACCTTCAAGAATATTAATAAACATTGTCTCACGACGAATACTATTCAAAGAATCATTACCACCTTTGATAAAATGATAAAAATTTACATATTCTCTTGTGATGGTAGTATGACCTTGATTGTCACTAGATCCTAATGAAAATGATCCAGTTTCGTGCATTCTACGAACTTCTTCAGTAATTTTAGTTGTAAGAGATCCATTATAAGAAGTTTGATCTGCATATCCAGAGTAAGGAACAGATCCCTCTGGAAGCATTGAAATTACGGAATCATCAAAGTTCCAAATTAAAATTGCCTTTAAAGAGACACTTTCATATTTTTTAAGAACCTCTACCTTTTTTGCATTAGATCTTTGTTTAGATACAAGATCTAATACTTCAAAGACAAAAGGATTATTCGGCAAATTTGGAATTGCAGAAACTTTAACTGATTGTGTCTTTGAAGCAGTTTTTTTAACTGCTGTTTTTGCTTTTGCTGTCGTAGTCATAGTTTTACAAAATATTGAATACTATTAATGATATTTATTGGTTATTTTCTTCGTCTTCTTCCATTTCAAAATCGTCTTCAAAATATCCTGGTTCGAATCTTACTGATACAATTTCTTCATCAATCAAATCCCCATCCTTGTTATAAAACTCTGGATGATATGCAATTTGCTTTGGACCTTCTTGGTGAGTCATCATATAGTCTCGTGCGACCCAACCAAGAACTACTCCCACTATGAGAAATAATACAGTTAAAAATGAAGCGATAACTAAACTAACTGCTAACATTGGTTTTCTCCTGGGAAACTACTTTTTCTTCCTTGATTTTAAGGAAAATTCAAAATAGATAGTTACTTCCCGATTCAGAAAGCAAACTATCTTCTCAAAAATGAGATGGAATGGTTGAGTCTGCTTTCTTTTACCTCCGTTGAGTATCAGTTCAACACCACGATTGAAATGATCTTCAGTTTTATTTATGATTGTATTAGACAACTTTCCTTTCTTTTAGAAATTTAATTGTAT